CAAAGGAGGCGGTATCAATATGCATGAAAAAGAATCATGGCAATTTCAAAACCCACCCACAGATGAAGACTTAGAGAGGTGGGAGGAGCAGGAAAGCAGAAGACGAGAACGAGAATCAAAGATTAAAAAGAAAGGAAAGAAAGGTAAATATCATGAGTAAAGAATTAGCAAAAAAAGAAGAAGTTAAAATTGAAGCAAACTCTCCGGCAACATTGATACAGCAAGCAGTCGCCGGTGGAGCAGATTTAGAGAAGCTTGAAAAGTTAATGGTATTGCAGGAGCGCTGGGATGCCAACGAAGCGAAGAAAGCATACCATAAGTCAATGTCGCAGTTCAAAGCAAACCCACCAGTAATAGAAAAGGATAAAAAAGTATCATACGGAGCAGGCAAGACAGCTTATAACCACGCTTCCTTAGCTAATGTTTGCGCTAAGATTAGCTCAGAGCTTAGCAAGTATGGCCTATCCGCATCTTGGTCAACAAAGCAAAACGGCTCCGTAGTCGTAACTTGTAGAATAACCCACGTTCAGGGCCATAGCGAAGAAACCTCTTTGTCGGCACCTGCGGACGGTTCGGGTTCCAAAAATCCTATTCAGGCAATAGGCTCAACCATCACTTATCTTGAGCGCTACACACTATTAGCCTTAACTGGATTAGCTACATCAGACCAAGATGACGACGGAAAGGGTGCAGATATTAACTTCATCACCGAAGCTCAACTAAGCAATATTGTTGATTTAATTGCAGAGTTAGACGTTGATGAAAGTAAGTTTTGTAAGTTTATGAAAGTGGAAAAGCTTACCGACATAACAACTTCCGATTATCAGAAAGCTATTGTTGCTCTTGAAACTAAGAAAAAGACAGCAGGGCAGACGAAATGAAGACACTAACTTGCGAACAGCGATCGCCAGAATGGTTTGAGGCACGCTTGGGAGTGCCAACATCAAGCAGCTTTGATAAGATCATAACCATGGCAGGGAAATCATCAACCCAAAGCACAGACTATATGTATAAATTAGCGGGTGAGTTCGTTACAGGAAAAGCTCAAGATACATACCAGAACGCTGCTATGCTTAGGGGTGTTGAATTAGAAGAAGAAGCACGTCAGCTATATCAGATAATATCCGGCAACAACGTTGAGCAAGTCGGATTCTGCATAACAGAGGGAGAAACAATTTATGGGTGTAGTCCTGACGGACTTGTGGAAGATGAGGGCATGCTTGAAATAAAATGTCCGTTAATCCACACCCACGTCAGATATTTGATTGACAATAAACTTCCCTCAGCATATTTTCAACAAGTTCAGGGTCAGCTATTGGTAACTGGTAGAAAGTATTGCGATTTCGTGAGCTACTTTCCCGGAATCAAGCCTCTAATAATAAAAGTTGAACGAGATGAGGATTTTCTAAAGCTACTTAAAGTAGAACTTACAATGTTTTGTGGAAAATTAAATATGACTATAAAACAACTAAAGGAGAAATAATGGATAGCAAATTAGCAGTTATAGTAAAAGAAAGTGGTTTAGAAAAAAACAAAGCTCAATTTATGCTAGACAAGTTTCAAGACTATTTTAATATTGCAGCCGAATGGGAAGATAAAGCCAAAAATATTGTGGTTACCAAAGAAGATCAGACTGCAGAAATGGATATGGCCAGAGTAGGTAGATTGTTTTTAAGAGATAAGCGAATAGCCATAGAGAAAGCAAGAAAGGAATTAAAGGAGCAAGCGTTAAGAGAGGGCAAAGCTATTGACGGCATAGCTAATGTGCTTAAAGCTCTTATAGTTCCGATAGAAGAATACCTTGGCAAGCAGGAAAGGTTTGTTGAGATACAGGATGATATAAAAAGGCAAGCCCTGATTGCCGAAGCTGAAAAGAAAGCTGAAGATGAACGTATCGAGGCAGAGAGAATCCAGCTACTCCATCAAGAAAGAGTAGAAATATTGCTTCCTTATAAACAGTGGTGGCCGACTGAATTTAACATCAACAATTTTGGCACTCTAGCTGAAGATACTTTCAACAATATTATCTCATCTTTGAAGCAAGACAAAGCTGATTATGAGAAAGAACAAGAACGCATACGCACAGAAAATAAGCGTTTGCTCGAAGAAGCCGAAGAAAAAGACCGCCTTGCTAAAGAAGAAAAAGAAGCTCACGAAAAAGAGCTTGCTAAAGAAAAGGCCAAAGCTGACGCTGAGAAGCAAAAGCAAGAAGCTGAACTGCAAAAGGAAAGAAATCTTGCCAATAAAAAAAGAAAAGAGGCAGAGGAAAAAGCCGAAAAGGAAGCGGCTAGAGCCAAAAAAGAAGCAGACGCTAAGCTAGAAGCTGAACGTAAAGAAAAAGAAAGGCTTGGCGAATTACTTAAAAATCAAATAACGTGCCCAGAATGTGGGCATAAATTTCAACTAGAAAAGGAGAAATAAGATGGACTATAAAGATATCTGTACTAAGCGAAGCTATGAAAGCAACGGAGAAACTAAAACTAAGTGGTTTAAATGTGGAACATTAAAGACCACCAATGACGGCAAGATGTTTATTGATTTATTTATGATGCCGGACACTTCATTTTTCGTATTTGAGCAGAAAGACAGAAATGCTGGTGGGCCACAAGACGAGGAAGTGCCGTTCTAATGCCTAAAGTAATGGCGAAAATTCTCAAAACTAAAACAGACGAAAAGGGCAGGCTCTTAGCAACTGTCCAGTTCAATAGAAAGATGCCCAATAAGGGTGAGGTAGTAAGAGTCAAGTGGGGAAGCTTGAGGACATTAAGCCAAAATGCTTTATATTTTGTATACCTACAATGGTTAATCAGCGAAGCCGGCCTCAAGGATCATGGCCACTTCTCGGTTCAGGGTCTACATGAGAGCCTTAAGTCCCACTTCATAGCTGAAAAGATATTTGACAAGGGCAAGTTTAAGGCAATTGAGGAGGGAACCACAACCGATTTAAGCAAGTCAGAGTTCTCGGAGTTCTTTGATGAGGTGGATAAGTTTATGAATGCTTTTTTTGAAATCAACACAGCTCCATTTTGGGAGCAATACAAGAGAGATTATAAGTTTTAGATATGTTGACAAACTCCAATAGATGTGATATAATTTAATTAGTTAGTGAGAGAGGAGTTTTTTAATGTTAAATACAATGGCACTTAGTAGGGGTAGGAAAGATAACTCTTTTCTCACTAACACCCGAACAGTGCCATTTTTATTGGAGAGAGATATGAAAAGAAAACCAAGTAAAACAAGAACAGTAATTTGCAAAATTTGCGGTCAGGAATTTGAATCAAATCATAGCCAAGCCAAATATTGCCCGGACAAATGTAGGCGACTGGCATGGCGAGCTATGTGGAATAAGTATAGTTTAAAAAATAAAGAAAAAAGGAGCAAATCTTACTCTGAGTGGTATAAAAAAAATAAGGAACGCAAAATAAAACAAACTAAGAAATATAAAAAAACCGAACGAGGAAAGCTTTCCACTAAAAGAGCCTCAATAAATGCGCGATTAAAATATCCAGAAAAATATCAAGCAAGACAAGAAGTTTTAAAGGCGTTGCGAAAGGGAACACTAATAAAAAAACCTTGTGAAGTTTGTGGAAAACTAAAAGTTCAGGCTCATCATGAAGATTATTCAAAACCATTAGATGTTAAGTGGTTGTGTGAGGATCATCATCCTAAAAAGACAAAGCAAGGAAGAAGCAACACCAGAGGCATAACCAAACCATAGAAAGGAAATAATGCTAAACATAAAAGACATAAACGAAGTAAACCAAAGAGTTTCTTTGGTGATGAACTTTGTGGAATGGACATTTTTAGAAACTCGCACTAAACTTGACTTTATTAGAAAGCTTACTGAGTTACTAAATGAAATTGGGAAAGTCGAAAGCTCCTAAACATCAAAACGTAGGGGGGTTTTAAGGGGCAATTTGGCGACTTCCCAATAAAAACAATGAGATAAGCACCAAAAGAGAGAAAATGCATTAAAACGCAAAATTGAAAGGAGCAGGTGCCAAATAGGAATCTTCATTGAGAATGGCGAAATTACAGCCATAGACGGAACACCCACAGAGAAGCCAGAAGCAGCAGAAAAAGCCGAAGGACAGGACAAGGAGCAACCGGCAGAAGCACCTGAAGCATAACAAACACAAAAAAGGGGTGAGGCCTCAGTGCCTCATCCCAGAGGTTAAGGAGGAAGATGATGAAAAGTAGAATGTTAATTTTAATAGTATTGATAATGTTTATGAGCGGTTGTGCCACAGCTCCCGGCCGAATAAGGGCAAATTATGTTTCACCGGTTCAATATTATGCCTGGAAATGTGGGCAGATACACAGCGAAATGATAAGGGTGCGAGCTAAGGTTTTAGAATTATCAGGTGCTCAACAGGCTGAATGCGTTAAAGATACAGTTGCTTTAACTGTGGGGTTGTTTCTGTGCTGGCCTGCATTGTTCTTTATGTTGGGTGATGATCAGAAACAAGAAATCGCACAGCTTAAGGGTGAGTATGAGGCATTAGAAAGAGCAGCTATTCACAATGAGTGTGGGTTTATAAATCTTACTGAAGAAGAAAGAGAATAATAATGCCAAGAAATAAAACTTTTGAAGAATACCTACAAGAGAAACACGCTGACCAATATAAAGGGTATAGAGATAAAATGTGTGATGACTTTAATGAATGGCTTCAGGAATTAAATGTTGATGAGTGGGTAGAATTTGGGGAGAATTACGCAGATGAAAGGGAAGAATAATGCCAAGAGGGAAGAATGACAAGTTTTCAAGAGAAGCCAGAAGCTCAATGAATAAGTATTTTAATCAACACGAAATGCATAAGCATTCGATTTGTATTATTGCTAAATTAAATGGCGAATGCTACACAAAAGTATATCCACTAACATGCCTTGAAGATGATGAAGTTGCAGGACAGAGCATTAGAATGGCATTGGATCTAATAAAAGCAGCCAGAACGGAGCAAACAAAAGGTGGAAAATAAACTTGCAATATCCGCTAAAATGTGTATACTTGATAGTATGGGCAGGAACTTATTATCCCAACTTAAAAGCAAAAGATTAACCGGTGGCGGTGGTCTAACCAACATTCCCAACCAGGGAATCGTCCTGCCCAAGGCCGTTGCCGGCTATTTTATAGGAGCGA